TCGTTATCGCGTCGGCGGAAACGGCGGTCGTAGTGAAACCGGCCCTAGCCGATTTCACCGCAACAGTCAAAACATTCAACGCCTTGGCGGGGGCTATGCTGGCGGACAAGATATCATAAAGGCCCTTGCTTAGTGTGGTTGTGCTTTCCCCAAAATCCTTGGAAAGACTTCGGATACCCCTACTAAATCTAGGCATGATCTTCATCGAGGTTTCGTCCAGCATCGTGCTGACCATAGCCATCTGATCCTGGAATTTAACCACGGCCCATGTCGATCCGCCAACGGCCCCAGCCGAAAGGGCGAACGCCTTCCTAGCGACCGCGCCGACGCTTACCATCATGGTCTCGGCGGATTTCAACCGTGCCTGCATCTGCTTCAACGATGCGTTGATCCTTCCAAGGCCCTTCGCTCGAAATTCAACATATAAATCAGCCAGCTTCATTTGCTAACCACCTTGGCCGGAATTCTTATATTTCGATCCTTCATTCTTTGGCGCACAAAATCCACATCCCGTTTGATCCTCCCCTTACTCGCCCCTTGCATCATGGAGGTTATTTCATACACGTCTTCCAGCCTGCTCCGAAATTGATAGAGCGTCAAATTCATCACATCTTCAGTCGTGTATCCATAAAAATGGGCGAACAGTGAAAAAATATAATCCCATCTTAGGAGGTCTCCACCTCCTTTTCGTTCGGAGGGTTTTCAGGTTCCGCCCCCCCAACAGTCTGCACGATGGCGGAAACAATATCAAGATTGCTGATATCAACCAAATCATTGATGTCATCCAGCGTCAGATTCGGCTGTCTTTTCAACAGCGCCCTCCACAATAGGAACCTGACGCCGCTTAGTGTTGTCATCTCCCTAGATACGTCGTCATCGGCCAACGTCCTCATGCACAATTCGGTCAAGACCTCTTTCCGCTCATTTGAATCCAACCCCTCGGTCGAAGACAAAAACGATTTGATTCTTTGGCTGCGGACATAAGACTCAAATTCCGCGAGGTCACCCAACGTGATCGGGGCAATCTCGTATTCCCTTCCCTTGATCTCGATGGTCACCCCGCGACCAGCCGCGTCCGCGAGGCTGTCCTTGCTTGTCTTTACTACCTTCTTTGGTTTCTGCTTGTCCACTTCTCTATACCCAGGAGCCAACTCTACATGCCATTGTATGTACGAGCCGTCCATCAAACATCAGATTGTAACACCAACCTATCCGTCCCCTGAAAGTCCAGGGTCTCCTCCACCAGCGCGTCCACCGCCGTGCTCGGATGGTATCCGCTAACGAACCCCCATCCGTGATAATATACCTTGTTCCCCTCATCCAGATAGAATCTCAATATAGCCTTTCTGCTCAATCCCCCCACCGCCAACGGATTTATCCAATGCCTCTCGGCCGTTCCAGACCATCCTTTCAATCCCGCTATCTGTTCACGCCATCCAGTAGACGTGAAGTCCGTCACGTCGTGGGTGTCCGCAACATTATCGATAGTCCAGTTGGTAAACCCGCCAGCCTCTATCGTCACGGGATAGTAACGATACGTCGTGTGTATCTTGGCGTCGCTCGCAGGGGCCGTCGTGAACGTCAGCGTGCCAGCGGGGGTGATCGTGTAGTCCCTGCCATAAATCTGGGTCGTCCCGTCAATATCGACGGTGAAGCTATCGGTATCGACATTGGTATTGTCCAGCGTCCAGGAGGTGGTCGTCCCGTCGCCGGTGTCACTCTCGTTCGTCACGGTGTCATAGGTCGTGGTGATCCACGACGTGTTCCCGACGAGCGTGGCGTGGTTGTCGTTCCCGCTGGAATCGTACAAGGTCGATCCGGCGCCGTCGTAGAACTTCCACTCGCCCACAACCCTGCTGGACAGCGATCCTGGGAAGTTCCCCCTGTACAGGTCGCTCACATTGGCCGCCGACACCCGCGTGTTGTATATCCTCACCAATGTAATCCATCTGGTATTCGTCCCGTTTCCGAAAACCAGGTCGGACGCATTGGACAGGTCACCCGTATCGTCCGTGTCGGAACCCTCAAACTCGCCATCGACATACAGGTAAGCCTTCGTCCCGGCGTCCCTGGAGCAAACCACGTGGTGCCACGTGGAACCAGCCGCCGTGGTGCCGACAATCGAGACGTCGCTGGTCCCGTCATCCAGCACGAACCGGAACTTCCCGTCGCTGGTGTCTACCTGGTACCCGACAAGATCGCCATTCTTGTCAATTATGTCGCCAGCCCCGCCCTGGACGTTGACCCAAGCCTCCAGGGTGAAGTCCCCGCCATCGGCGAAATCCAACTCGCCGGACGTCAGGCTGTCGGACACGACGGCCTTCACGCCGGCGCCGGTGAAATCCACCGCCCACCGATTCGCGAAGTAGAACGCCCCAACATAACCCTTCAGGGCAGCCATGGCGCCACCTCCCTAATTAGTTAAAGCTCAGATCGCTATTGCCGACGAAGTCGATTGTCTGTGTCTCGATGCCATCCACGCTAACAGCGGGGTGAATGGCGGTCACGATCGCGTTGCCAGTGTAGTACTTCGTGCTGTTGATGTACAACTTGATCGTGGCATTGGTGCCGACTTTTGAGGAGTCAATCCAGTTGGTATCGTCAACATAGACTTCCACCGATCCGCTCCACCCCTTCAGGCCGACGGCCTGCTTACGCCATCCGGTGGACGTGAAGTCCGTCACGTCGTGGGTGTCCGCCGTCACGTCCAGCGTCCACGAATGGGTATTGTAAGAAACGTCAGAATCCAGGACTGTGCCCCAATCGATCTGTCCTGAATAGCCAGGAATAACAGCCATTTTCTATCCCTCCTTCGGGACCAAAAAGAACCTTATTTGTAATTCACTCTGTAATCCACCGTCATCATCCAACAATCCTCCAGCCGCAGGGGGCCGACGGTGTTCTCCCACTTGCAGCCTACATGCGTTTTGGTGTCATATGTCAGTGCGGCTCTATGAAACACTGTGTCCAGCTTATCGAACAGGTCCATTATGTTATCGACCCCCGGACGATCGTCGAAGATGCTGAACTGGACAACCGTATCGTTGAATTCGTCCGCCCCGCGGAACGTCATCTCCGGACGCTCGCTTATGACGTTGAAGGTGATCCAGGGCATCGTCACGGAGGACGTGGGTGGGACCGTGCCGTAATAGAAGTCGCTGGACACGGCCTCGTACAGGTCGCTAGCCGCTCCCCCGCTACGAACCTTTGTCATGATCGCCTTGACGAGTTCCTTCATTCCTTCAGCCTCTCGGCGAACATGGCCTTGATCAATGGTTCCGCCTTGTGTATCGCCGGTCTCATGAACGGCCTTGGGGCCATTCTGCTGGTGCCCAACTCGAGATATGAATTGGAAACCAAAATCCCATTCACAACCAAAGAATGAAAATCTTTGACACCGATATCATAAAGATACGGTGGTCGATTACCCCCCACAAATCCCTTGTTGGAATACTCATATCGCCGAACCGACAAGACTCGTTTGGGCACAAAACGATCATTATTTACAAAACTATCCATTGAAGGATTGCATTGAATATATCTAACATTCGGCAATGGATTAGGGTCTATATCTTTAGAAAATCGAGCTTCTGTAAAATGAAAATGAAGAATTTTCCAATCCCCAAGCCTATTCAAAAGCTTTTTATCTCTTTGAATATCCTTTTCTTGATCTCTATGCCAATATGCCCCATCTGCTTCTATCACTAATTTTTTATCCGGTACAACAAAATCTATCCACATCCTGCCCACACGATATTGCTTCTCATATCGCCATCCAATGCGATCCAACCAGTCCTCAACCAATTTTTCAGGTTCTGTTTTATGTCCTTTCTGTGCCAAAATATAATTAAGGTGCTTTTTCGGATTCCTTATATATCTCTCTATCGCCTTCTTACTAATCTTCAGTCTAGTATCGTCAGATCGCTTAAGACCGGTATGATATTCCCGCATCCATCTAAGCCGACATTCTTGATTACAAAATTGGTTACATCCATGATACTTTATTCTCGAAGGCGTTCTCTCAATTTGTTTTCCACACCAAGCACATGGAACTTTGATTCTCGTTCTTTGTCCTACATTATGGGCTATCTTTCTTGGGCTAAAAAGGAAATCGCCAACGGCCAACTTACTTGCCGGAAGCCAAAGGAAAACCCCGTTATCCTGTGTCAATATCTTATGATCGGAAGTAACGGTCAATTTATGGGTCCTGCCCTTTCGATATTCACATTCAATCTCTACCAAATCTGGTTTTTCCGTAGCGGGAAAACGATGAATTATCTCAATAGGCCGATATTCTCCTGTCTGGGTCAAAACCATATCACCAAGTTCAAGTTGGCCCATCGTTAATGATCCTCTATTTTTTGTATTCACATATGAACCACCAAGAATACATGCGTATTCCAAATTTGTGCCAGTCCTGGCTATCGGCAGTGTCGGATGAATCTCGTGCGTTATGCTCCTGCGAAGGGTGCCCGTCTGGACCCTCGGCACCTCTCCGGGCTTCGACCTATATGTTCCGACTTTTTCCGGCGCCCTGCCGGTGCCGGGCTCCAACCGCCTTTTTCGCCCCCCGACGTCCCTGGTCTCCAACAGCCCGGATGCCGTTCTCCCGCCGAGTTTCATCGATGACTTCACAATCCCCTCAACCAGTATCGCGGAATCCCTAACCCGCTTCCTCGCCTCTTTGTGAATCCGCGTCGAAACCTTTTGTCCGTGCCAGATCAATGCCATATCAGATTCCCGGCGTTATCCTTCTCAACTCGATCTCCAAATGGTGATTCAGGTGGTCAATGTTTCTCACCAATTGCACATCATAGGACACGTCGCCGTCCACAACCACGTCGTCCTCAATTATCCCGGACCACTTCGCGTCGCAGAACATCTTATCCGTCGCCACGGCCCGGTCGCTTCCGTAGACGGCCTGCTCCCTGCCGCTCATCGGCTGGATTCGGCAGGGCACGGAGGGATACCTGACGCTCAGCGTCTCCGCCCCCATGGTGCCGTAGTCGTCGCGAGTCCTGGTTCTCTTCTTGACGATTACCTGCTTGTTCATTAGATTGGCGAAACTCATCTTTTCATCCGCTATACACTATCCACCATCCGCTATCCGCTATCCGCCGAACACCAGGCTCCTCCTATAAGGGGCCAACTTCAGGGATATTAGGTTGGCGGTCTTGACGTCCCCGGTGGCCGAGAAAATCGTATCCAGCCTATCGGCCATTGTGAAACTATAGTCCCCGATCCGCTCTGACTTTAGGCTCGTGTCCCTCGTACTCAAGTTGTACATCATCCCCACCAGCTCAAGGCACGCTGACTCGATCGGCGCCGGCACCGTGTCATACCCGGCGACATATTCGATGAACCAGTTCTTATGTCCCCTTGTAAAGCCATAGGGGTTGTAGATTCTCCCAATATCGGCATCCTCAATCTCGTAGTCCGTCTCGCACGCCGACGGCACCTCTAGGGTAACATCGGCATCATTGGCGCTCTTCGCCGGGGACACGATCAGGTCGCTTGTCGGATAATCGTCGAACGAGGAAACCACCGTCGCCGTCCATCCAGACAACTCATCTATCGCCGTGTCTAGGGAACCGATCGTGGTATAGTCGCTGAACGCCAGCTCGTTTACGGTGGTGTTGCCCGAAACCTTCTTTCGCAACCGCACCGAGGAATCCGTTACCTCGACAGTGGCGTAGGCGGCATCCCCGTTGTCGTAGGTCACCGTCATGGCGTCGTCCCTGCCCTCGCTCAACATGTTTATGTTCACTATCGGTATGTTCTCCAGCCACAGGTGGGACGTCCCTTGCCCACTGTAATATTCCCGATGGGTCCGTTTCTTGATCTTGTACCCGAGCTCGTTCTCTATCAATGTCGTCGCGTGATTTATCAACATCTCAAGAAAGTAGTCCCCGACCACGGCCAGCGTCACCGCTTCCGTTTCCTTTAGGCAACTTGTTTGTTCCAACAACCGAAGATCGCTAGAGGGATATTTCCCGCTCCCGACCAGATCCGCGACCCACCCGTCCAGGTTGTTTATGGTGGCCGCCAGTCCCGCAGTCGTGTCCGACCCGGCGGCATCGAGATCGATGTTATGGGTACCCTCGTTCGCGCCCCCAGTAATGATGAGCTGGAGCTGATAGGCGTAGGCGTCGGAATACTGGACCTCCACGGTGGCGGCGGTCGCCGCTGGAGACTTGGCGTACAACCGTATTGCGTCTTCGGATATGTCCGTATCCGCCAAATGGAGGTACGCCCTAACCTGATTCAAGTCGACCAGATCATATTGTTCCATAGCATCTCACAACCCGAAAAATCTCATTAGGCTGAATGCAGCCCCACCTCCGGTCAGCCCGCACCCCAGCATTATCCCAAAGATGAATATCCAACGGCGCCTGTCGGACTCGATATATCGCTTGTTTTCCTTTATGACCGGCACCATTCCGACTGCCGGGCAGGACTCAGAGTGCTCCCGGATCACGGTCCTGGCCGCCTGTCTGCCCGCGGCCTCCGCTATGTTCTGAATCCATGTTTCCAGCGGCACCTTCACTCTCAACTTCTTCCCACCATTGTCCTCGATTAGAATCTCGTCTGTCATGCGACGTTTCTCCCGGTCAACTCCTCAAACAAATCGGCAAACTGGCGGGCAGTCACATCCACGTTAAACTCCCGCTCGGCCGTCGCCCTATTCCGCTTGATTTGGCCCTCCCTGTCGTTTTTCCAGTCGGTCCATGCCCTCTCCATCATTTCCGCGTATGCCGGCAGGTCCTCCTCGTCCGCCGTGTACGGCGTATACGGATTCCCCGATCCGGCGACCACTTGGAGGCCGCACGCCAGGCTCTCCCTGACCGTCCTGGTCGCCACCTTATGGGGCGTGATCAGCATGTCGGCCGCGTTGTACACATCTATCAGGTTCCCGACAATCGGCTGCACGTCGCCCAGCACCCCGCGATCCTTCAGACACTTGAGCAACACGTCCCTGCCCGCACCGTGCTCGTCTATCGCGTAGCAATGGAGCCTG